CATTAACTGGACAATAGGGTTGGTGGTCGTAGAACTGCGGGTATACTTTTGCCCCGCTTGGACCATACAAAATGGTCTTTAGCTTCTCGTTCTCCTGAGTCAGTTTGTTGACAATTTGCTGTTGGGCATTCATAAGTTTTGCCCATTGTGAAGATGTGGGCTTAGGTGGACTTCCTAAAATAAGGAACAACAGTAAGTGGGTCACGGAATCTCCTTTGTCCATTTAATGGGCGAAAGTGGTTGGGGGATTAGTCAAAGCGGACGGTAGCGCCTTTGAGCCACCCTTCGCAGACTGCTCCGGTTACGTCAGACCCAGAAGGGGAAATAGCTTTGAATCCGGTACTGAAAGTATCATTTTTGTCACAGATGAAGAATCGGTACCCAGTCATTTGAATGTCACTGAATCCCTGTTGATTCAACACTCGTGTTGCCCGTTTGGGGTCTGTGCATCCTGTCAGTGTAGCAACAAGTATGCCTAGTAGAATTATCCTTTTCATGTTCTTCTCCTACGTATGGGTCACTATAGTTACAGTGGGTATAAAATGCCATCCTCTCGGATACCATATAAACCCTCCGCAGTAGCCAGGTCTAAAATCTCCGTCGGACCAATACCACATTGTATGAACCTCCAGGGCTATCAACAAACCCATCGTACCACAAAATCTCTTCTCTGCAACAATTATTTTTAAGTATTTTTTCCACACGGTTTAGCGGTATAATGCTCTTAGGAGGCAAACATGACCTACGCTCAGAAAAAGAAATCTGAGATTTTCCAGGAAATCAAAAAGGGTAAATGCACAATCCAAAAAGTGGAACAAACTGCTAAACAAATATCCCGAGTAGCCTGCCGTTCGAAACTCAAATACTATTCGATGGACGAGGCCGCTTCCAAAATCTACCGCTACCCCATTGACGTTGAACCATATTTGTGCGAATGCGGAGCCATTCACTTCGGACACCCGTCCGCTTGGAAGAAAGAAGCTACAAGAATTATTATTGCTAAGGAAGAAGCTCGTAAACGAAATTCAGGGGTCCAGACTCCGCAGTGGAAACTAGACCCCCGAAGGAAATTTGATTAGGTTTCGAGAGTGCGGAAGACCAAATCTCCGCACTCTTTACACGTGTTGGAATATACTTTATAGGTTCCCGTCTGCTTTTCGGTGTACCGATCAGATTTTATAAGGGCCTCTACCAGAATCCACTTCTCCTCTCGATAGAACTTTACAACATTTATACAACAGACCTGTTACGTTTCCGTACGCGGTTCCGTCTTGGTACCCGGAATTATCTAATCCGACTAAACAAGAAGCCAAAGCATCTCCCCGAGAACCTAAAGGACTCCGGACGAGAGCCGACCGCAAAAAGGAGGATAAAACAGATGTCAAAGCGCGACTGTCTGCTGTTTTTATTTTAGACAAAAATTCGGATGTTTTACCCCAATTTCCCGAGAGCACGGATCTGGCAACCTCTGCATAAAGAGGTTCGTGTTCTGACCCGTGGATAGCGTCTTCGAGTGGGACCCCAGCTAGATACTGGTCCAAGACTCCCAAGATTTCTCGGGGTGACCGAACCTCGTGTTCAAAAAGGAAATCGGAAATCCGAAGATTCTCATTTACGTTTTCCGTACCAGGATTTGCCTTTTGCAAAAGCTGACGGACGTTCTCTTGGCTCAGAGGCTTGATTTCAAAAGTAGCAGCCGCCGCCCGACTCTTGATGGCAGGTTCAATTTTTTCTGGACGATCCGTAGTCAAAATCCAGATGGTCTCGTTTTTCTCCATCGGGTCTTTAAGAGCGTTTTGCGCCTGCGGGGTGAGCTGGTGGGCCTCGTTGAGAATTATTACTCTACGCTGTCCACAAAATGGACGAGATGCAGAAATTTCCGATAGAGTTCTCGCGGCGTCCACGCCATTAGAGTCTGAGGCGTTGATTTCAATTAGCCCATCCTGCTCCGCTCCGCACATCTTTGCAATAATCAGTGCAAGGGTAGTTTTTCCAGTACCGGGAGGTCCGTAGAGCAAGAATACGTTGGGCCAGTTATCCTTTTCAGCAAACGAGGCGATTGCCTTCTTCGCTTGCTCGTTTCCGAGGACAGATCCGAGACTGTCAGGACGCAGGTCTAAAGCTAGATTACTCATCGAAAATCTCCCAATCGTCGGCAATAAGGTCTTCCAAGAAAAGTGTATCGTTGTCTAGGTATACGCTCCCTCCCGCAGATTCCCAAAACACAAATTTATCCCACCCGTTGTATGTACGAATTACTTTCTTCCCTTCTTCCATCCACTTTGCCGCCTGTTTAATATCAGCCATTCTTCACCTCATCATATTTCTTGATAGCCCAAGCTAGAGCGTAGCAGCACCAGATGTATCGGTAGGTGTACTCTCTATAGTTCCATTCCCAAGAATCTGTAAACTCAAAGATATGACCACCCACTGGGTACGAAAATCTATTGAGGTGGTCGAAAGCGACTCCAGGGCCTTGATCTAGATTGTCTAGAATATCCACGTCTACGTTGAAGCGGAGTTCTTCCATTTCGTCTTGGTCGAGTTCGTAGTCTTCTTTCCACTGGTCTAAGGTTTCTTCAATTCGTTCCTTGAGTTTTTCTTCCGAAAATTCCTTATATACTCCAGAATCGCCGCTACGTTCAACGGCTTCAAGTTTCTCTCCCCAGTAAGACAAGTTGATTCCCAAGTGATCTTTATCTCGTCGGTCAGTCCTGAAGAACTCAAACATATCGTCCAACCGGCTAAACACGAAACAACCCATGTCTCCAGAATACGCTAGGTACCCCGGCCAAGTCACGATGTCAAATCGCATGTCCCAAGATCCGTGATTGGATAGTCGAAGGTGTCGGTAGACTCCGTCGTCCTTCAGAATCTCCAGGGAGTGGTTAGCTACATCTTTCAGGAAACTTTCTTCAGTCGGTTGGGGCATTCTTCTCCTCTTCAAGTTCTTCCTTCAGTTCCTTCCACAGGGCGTCTACGTCAATACGTTCTTTCCCCGCTGTCCAATATGAAGGTCCTTGGTCCGCAATAATCTTGTTGAAAACATCTATGGCGTCTTCTACCTCCAAAGGGAGTTCTCCATCCTCGGCTAAATCATCACACCAATCGTCATAACTAAGTTGTCTAAGATAGTGCGGCTCTCCGGTTACAAGTTGGACTTCCGGTTTCCATCCGTTTTCTTTGGCGTCTTCGAGCATTTCGTACATGTACTCAAGCACCGACTCTCGGTCAAAAAAGCACCGATCATCCATAAATTCGAATACGGGTATAGTTTCGTCCCATTCGACTATAGGAAGAGTGTAGTACTTCTCTATGTCAATTTTTGCTTGGCAAGAATCGCACCGAACTCTTCCTTTTGGGTACGGTTTGCCACACTCACAAGTCTGGTGTGTACACCCAGACCACCGAGCTCCGCGTTCGCTACTCGGGTTATCCCCCGGATAAAAGATACCATCTTGGGACTTCCATCCGACTTGCTCGACTTTCTTCGCGGCTTCTGGACTATCAAACATTACGATCTTTTCAGGAGTTTTCATTTTCCCTCTCTGATTCCTGTATTCCGTAAAGTACCATGAAATACACAAAAACTAGACTTGTTATTCCCGCAATAATAAGAACAGCGTAAGGTTCGGGTGCCCAGCAGAGGAAAAGAAAAAGTCCAGCCGTTCCCCCCACCAAAATGGTAGTAATCACCAAAGCCTTTAGGTATTGGTTCATTCAGTTTCCTCAACTTTCTCTACCAAACTAGGCAGATGGGAAGCATGAGTCGGGTCGATCTGTGGGTCAACCTCTCGGAGTAGCCCAGTAATCACGGATGCCCACCTTTTCTCGGTCGTGTCTCCGATGATTGAATCGTCACGGTCGTTGAGAACTTCAATTCCTCGTGGATCGATACCATCTACGAGCCGGGCAATTACGGCACCCAGAGAATCCAACGGAACACGAAAGCCACGCTGATAAAACTTGAGGAGACGGAGCATCGAACCCCCTGCGTCTTCGTTTCGCTTAGGAGATCGGTAAACAAGGCGCTTGGCGGCCAGATCCGCATAAAAATTATCGTCCAATAGACTCATCCACTTTCCAGACACCGAGTCAAACCAAAGGGCGGCACAGGCGATGGTGAAGTCAAAAGATTCAATCAGGAAAGCCGGATTTGGAAACGACCAACGGTGGATATACTGAACAAAATCCCGAGGAGTCAACTTTACCGAGATTGCGTTGCCTGTTTCGTATGGTTTCTTTTTAGCCAAATCCGCCAGTTCCTTTGCAAACATTTTCGCGTCTTCGGGGTTTTGGGTAAAGAGATCAAGATCATTCGGCTTCTCTCCAGAAACAGTTGACCGGAGATACCCGCCTCCGAGGACTATACGATCACCATAGTTAATCATCTGATTTCTCAGACGAACGGGGAGAAGCCGAACGGCCCAATTTAGATCGTGTTTATTGAGTTCTTGCAATTTATGCCCTCCAAATCCTCTCAGTCTTTCTGGTCAATTTTGGTGATAGATTGTGGGATACATCCCCGCTGGAGAATATCCACTTCGTCTTCTAGATCCCTGATCCTATCCGAAGTGATATTTTCTGCAAACAATTCCAGTATATCATAAATCCGCGCTCGGACTCCGCGATCCCTGATGTATTTGTCTGAAGTTGGGTCTCCATAGTCGGCGTTTGACTCGGATTCGTAGGCTTCGATAATCTGTTCTACGAACTCTTCGATGTCCATTATTTGGCCTCCACTTCGAGATAGGCGATATTGCTCCCTTGGACGAAAACCTGGGTTCCGGAGATTGTCTCAAATGTTTGGAGAGTCTCCTCTGTAAAAGACTCTGCGCGAAAGGTTCGGTTGGTCAGAATCACAACTTTTAGGGTCTGTCCTGTTTTTAGAAAAACAGAAGCCTTGTACCAATTTTCTTGTTCCATTACTCCTCTTCCTTCCTAATATACTCTACTGCTCGTTTTTCACAGTAGGTATCTTGCCTAACTTCTTTTGTGGGGTACTCAAGGTAGGCCGTGTTTCCGTATTGTGCGTCCCAAGGACACCACTTTCCATTTTTACGCACTCGGCGGCGTGTCTCTACCATCCATATGCTTGCGGGGTTCTTCATTACTCCTCCTCGTCCATTTTCTGGACTAGTAGTTTTCTGCTTCAATTCGTGTCAAGAAAAAGTGAATCCCTGCTGCGCATTCTTGCCACCTGTCTTCACAGAAATCGGGGACATGTACGGTCTCTCCAATACGGTAAACAAAGTTGGGATCATAGTTGCTTCTGGCTTCTTTTGCTCCGAAGATGTTTCTCACAATCGCAGAAGATGCTCGGCACTTTCGTCCCGTTGCGTTACTGCGTTTTGCCGTGGCGGGAATCAAGAGTTCTACAATAACGCCGCCCTCACCCTTTTTCCACCCAATGAGATCCCCTTCTGGGGCGATAAGAG